GCGTCGGTTACGCTGCTGCTGCTGCTGCTGCTGCTGCTAGTGTATCGGGGTTCGGCGCTTTGAGTGGCCATAACGACCGAAGCGTCGTCCGTGAACCTGAACGCGGGCCGAGGTACAGCCGTCATAACACGAGGAGGAACCGTTGTGATGCTATACGCCATTACGCTTTAAGAGGTTTAGGTCGCCCCGCAATCGTTAAAGGATGTGGGCGGGTAGGTTGTATGACCACCTTGGCTGCGTTTATGGGGGCTCCGTCGGAATTCAATCGGACCCACCGAATATGTGCTATAGTTTGAGAACTCATGCTTTAATCTTCCACATTTCAGGATTTCTTACTTTTGAGTTTTTCGATTCGACTTTGAGGATCGTATTCGCGAGAGCCATCGGCGATACGCTTTCCAGTGCGTTAACGACGGCCTTAAGAGCAACTGTCTCCTCGGGCGAGGTCGAGCGATCGAGCATCTTTGTGAGGTGTCGGCCTCTTTCCGTTTGAAAGCGCTTCTCAAGATGGATGAAAGCTTCATCTACCGTGAGCCGCTTTATGTCGGACAACTTGTCAAATATGACTATATCAGTCATCGAGTCCTTGATTTACTTCCGGTGGCGGTAGTTCCTCCGCGATAGGTACGTGTAACGATGCCTGAAACGGGTAAGAACGCCGTGCCGGTCGAGCCTCCGAATTTAGGCCAATCCGAGCCGAATACGCGTTTAGCGTTCACGCTTGCCGCCGAAGTCGGGCGAAGTCTGCTCAGGTATCCTTTAGCGGCTCGAACGAAGGTACCTCCGTTTCGAGGATTGGCGTTCGTGTAGCGAGCGGGTGTGTCATGTGTGTAAGTAGCCATAATTATGTTCCGGTTTGTTGTTGATATTGATTAGCTCCCTGAGGATTGCTGTTGCCCATACCCTCGGTAGCGCCCATAACCCCATCCCGAGCTTCGGGAGATTCTCCACCAGCTGAGGCGTTGTCGCCCATCATTTTCATGATCTCAGCTTCGGATTTAGGATCGGCGGGAGCCTCGTTAGGCAGAAGTTCATCGGTCTTCTCGTAACCCATGGCATCCAATATACGCTTAAGCATAGGACGTATATATGGACGCATTTCGGGCGGAGATTGGAAGTAGCGATCTTGAGTTTGCAGGGCCAAAGTAGCCTTTTCAATGGCCCTTTGACCTTGGTCTTGGGAAAGTATCACCGTTACGTCTACGTCTAGATTTTTAATTCTATCGGCGGACATCTCCTGAAAGACGCGAACATCCCCTTCCATATATTCATAAACCTCGTCTTCATCCAACGTGGCCATAGCGACCTGCACGAGCTTCGTAAGGTGGTCTTCGAATCCTCGGACAATCCTACGCATCCAACGTCGCCCTATTTTCGAGGCTTCTCTAAGAGTGGCCTCGACACCTGTGGCGGTATTCGCCGGAGCCAAAGCCTGAAAATCGCCTTGAGCCATGTTGGAAACACCCAACCATAGTTGAACGATACCGAACACGAAATCGATTAAATTCTGCGTAACCATATCCACCTGCGGCATTTGCGAAAACGTTATGAAGTCGTCTATGGTGTATTGGTCCTTGAGTTGAAATACTTTGCCCGCATGGAATTCCACGTCTTCGGGTTCGTCTTCCACAGCTTGAGGGTTTACGCCTACGACTGGGTTGGCCGATAATTCATTGCGGTAACTTTGGGCGTTGAATTGCTTATCGATGTACTCTTGGAACATCGCCACACGCTCCGGCAGACTATAACCACACCAGCGATTGCGTTCCTTACCTATGGAAACCACCGAGTAGGGTAATCGATTGTCGGGCGTTAGTTTAGCCGTGTATTCGTAATACACCAATTTCTCGGTGTCCGTGTCGAGGAACACACAGAACTCCTGCGGATACCCCGTTTGCAAAACATCCCTTTTGATCCAGCATTCCATTAACGGAATACTGGGGTTTAGATCGGAGTCGAAACTTAAATTTTCGGTGCGCTCTTTATTCTTGTCGTTCTCGCTTCGAGGATTGGCGTCCTTTTTTAGATCGTGGTAATAATCATTAAAGCTGTACCACTCTCGCTCTAGAAATATATTGCGAGCCCATGCCACGGTTTTGTCGTATATCTCAACTACAAGATCCGCAGCCTCAATGGATTCAGCGGTGGACGAGCATAGGAAGCGATCGCTGTCGATAACTCTTGATCGTGGGCCCTTGTATCTTACGAGTTGAGTGGGGATACCCTCGGGATAAGGCTGAAAATCGTGAACACCCGGAATCATCTGAAGGGTAGGATCCTCCGCTAGACGCATCTCGGTTTCTCCCGTATCGGGATTTAGTTCAGGTAGAAATTGAGCTTCCCCTTCGATCACGGGACCTTCCTCGGGTCGCTGCTCGAAGTCGCCTAGTTCATGGTTGTAAAGAGCAGATCTTTCGTAGTCGTACCACGTGGAAACGTCCTCTTCGTAGACGGCTTTCATTACGACGGCGCGTTGTACGAATATGTGCAAATAGGATTCTTCCAAACGTTCACGCGTATTCCCCCGAGTCTCTATTTTCCAATTGAAATATTTATCGTACGCTTCAGCGGGAATGTCGTCGGAGGGGCCTTGAGCGTCGAATTTAAAGTAAGGGGATGTGCCCGTTATCTCATCTTCGGCCCTCGCCATGAAATGATCCACTACGAGCGAAGTCAGCGGTACGCTTAAATTGGAATGTGCAAATATGGAATCATGACCTACTCGATCCTCTCTTCGGTTATTGTAACAATCCCAAGACCTACGATCGGCCTCGATACGCTCCAAGTTGTCTTCCTTGAGTTGCTTGATGCGATCAAGAAGATACTTGGTCAGGTCTTTCTCCTGTTTTTCCGTTAACTTTAGATTCGAGGTCTTCATGCTTTGAAATTAAGTCTTCTTGCTTTTTTAACAATTTTGATCATGGCTTTCAACTCCTGTTCTTCAGCTGCCTCCAAAAGAGTGTCTCGGCGGTCGGCGGATAAATCCTTTCGACTTTCAATTTTAGCTTTCATTTCCCTTATTTTTTTCCGTAGGGCATCCATGTATTTAACATCTTTTGACAACGATAGCAAAGCCCTATTATCTATGCGGTACCTATTGGCCATTGCCGTACCCAATTCGCCCGCCTCACGCTTGGAAGCTTCGGCGGTCTTGACGGCTGAACGAAGTGAACTGAAAGCGGAACGCGTATTAGCTCCATAGGTGGTACCCCGGACAAACCTTCCCAATATAGGTACGTCCCCATAATCGTCGAAGCCCGTCTCTCCTGAAGCGGCTCGCAGCAATCCCCCGAAACTTTGATCCAACAGTTTGCCGATACCACCCGTATACCCGTAAAAAAGATGCTTCATCTGATTTCCGGCCATGTCGAATTTTATGTCGTGGTCTTCCGAATACATGAGGGGATTGCCCCCCACCATTCCGGCGGCGCTTCCCTTTTGAGTTTCGGATCCTCCCATGAATTCGTTAATCCAACGGGAAGCCTCCGTCCAATGCTCGGGAGTGCCCTTCGGATCGCGGGTATGAGCGGGAGTCTTTCCCGAGTAAGAAACATCGTCGTACTTGATGGGATTACCCATGAAGTCCTCGTTGGAACCTAACAATTCGTAGATCGGCATCCATGCAGAAGGTATCCCGGCGGATACGAAGTTGGATCCTCCCACGGGATTGAAAGTGTTCATGGAGCGCTCCATGATGCGACTCATGGGTTCCATTACTCCCGTAGTGTTCCCCAAGCCCATCTGGCTGGACAATACATCCCCCATGACCTGCCCCAAAGTCCAAAACATGTTGTAACCCAAAGGCACGGGTACGGAAAAATATCCGGTGTCTCTCTTGTCGTTGCCGGGGAAACCCTCGGGCATCGGTACTATTAAATTAGTGTCCCTTTTGTACGAACTGATACTGTCGTAATCGGGTTCGTCGTCGTCCTCTTCCTCGGGATCCATCAAACGATTGAAAAGTGAAGTTATCATACCCGCCCCGACGATACCGCTGACAAGCGCCGCCCTTTGGGCCGGAGACCGTCGAGCAAAGGTCCTCCACAAACGGTTCATGGACGTCATGCTCGCTCCGAAGAACACGTACAAAGAACCGAAAGCCTGCGTAAGATTTCCTTTTTGATTGAAGTCGACCGTGACGTTTCGGGCGATATCCGTAGCTTGCTTTACTGTGTAGTTGTTCTTTATCGCAGACCAAAAGGTCGTCATCCGTATGGAGTTTTCGACGGCCGTGTTCATATGGTCGACGAGCTTTAGCGTGCTTCCCGCCACCTGCTTTAAGCGGGCTTCACCCTTTAACTTTTTCTGCAAGGCCGTTATTTGTTCGGCGACGGTGTCATGCCGGAAGTATCCGACCTTGGCCCCAGCCGCTAATGCGAATTGATACTGCTGTTCCTTGGTGCCGTTAGCCAAAAGATCCTTGGCGGTTTCCGTGTTTATAGTTATGTCGGTAGAAAGTATGGACTCACCCTTGTTCTTCTTTCTCTCGGCGGAATATACGGCTTTCATATAGCCTCCCACCGTCAACATGCCCGAAGGTGAAAATATATCCTTGGCGATCACCGACTTATGATCCTCGGTCAGGTGGACGGCAGCCGTTCCCAAATCCCGAAAGAAGTTGGGGATGATGAACGCAGGGTTCATGGAGGTGTATGTTTGAGCCAGATAGCGAGTTACGGTGTTGAAACCTCCCAAGACGGCGGGCAACGCTTGATACTTTAAGTTCTGCAATGTAGCGGCCATAGTAGCCCCTTCCGGAGTGTTTTTAAACTCTATGTACATGGGGACACCCTTGACCCGGTATGTAAAGATATGAGCGCTATCCGATATAGTCTTGTCTAGTTCCGTACGCGTAGTACGTAAGCGATGTAATTCATTACCGGCTTCGTCTTCAGGAGTTAGGGGCATCTCCTTATACCGTTTCTTCATATCCATCATTTCAAAATCTATCTTGAATATCTTTGAGAACTCTTTGGATATTCCAGCTTTTGTTTCGTCATTCAGGCTATCTGCCAAGGTTTTGAATTCCGGTCGGTTTTTCAAGAGAGCGTCATACACCTTTTTCGCTTCCTTATTACCTTTCAGATACTTGGCTTCGGGGTCCGCTACGTACCGCATAAACGTAAATAGATCCCCAAAGGAATTGGCGACTTCGTTTTTGGTCGACGTTATCTTGTCGTTATAAAATTGCTCGATCGTCGTAGCCATGACCGCTTTAGGGTCGGGGGCATAGACTCCGTCCTCCCCTTTGGGAATATGGCGACCGAAAGCTCCTTTTGTTATAAGTTTGCGACGAGACTGATCCCAACCCTTACCTGAAGCGCTGGCCCCCTGACCTAATGCTTGGAAAGCGGCATCGTGATCAAACAAGTCCTGCGTCTCCCCTTCGAAGCCCTGCATGGGGGCGTATGAGTAACTGTCGCCCGTATCGATTTTGGAACTGAATTTTTTATCCTTTGTGGAGCTTGCCCAATCTATATACGAGGCGGCAGCTTCCATGCGGGCTCGCTCGTTTAATCCCAACTCCCCCTGTATCAACCCATATTCCTCTTTCGTGGCTAGGGCGTCCTTGTTCATGGCGTAATACTTATGCAGAGGTTTCTGCTTACTATTCAGGAAGGCCATGAAGTTAGAATCGTTTTCCAAGTCCTGAACGACGCCGGCGGCGGTTTCGTCGGTTATTCCCGAAAAAGGAACCCCCAGCTCTCTCGTTTCCTTGGCGAAAGCGTTAAAAGTCTCCTTACCTTTTTTGGTCACGTTCTTTTTAAGAAGAGCAAGTTTGTCTTGGTGTTGCAGTTTAAGATGCTTGTTTCGTGTGGGTGCGGCTCTAGCCAACAGATACTCGCCGAAGGTCTCCACGTCGATGCTATGCTCTCGCAAAGCGTCTATTATAGGTTCGATAAAACGACGTTCCGCACGTTCCACCTCGTTGTACCCCTTACCGAAATATGCGTGCCAATACGAATGCGTATTTAGAAAGTCTCGCATAGGATGCGTGGCGGGCAGATTCGAGTTATCCAGAATCATATCCGTAAGCTTACGTATGGGGGCTGCCTGATTGATAATGGATTCCGTCAAGGTCCCCTTTTTATTGGATATGTGCTTCAAGTATTCCTTGTCACCCCCCTTTTTGAAGGTCTCCACTAGGGATCTCAAAGCGCTCAATTTCCCAAAATCCGCGGGTAGGCTCGATGTTTGAATATTTTCAAGGTTGTAGTCGGAGCCGAAGATGTCTGAGCCAGGTTCTGCGTCGTCACGATTGGAAGACTGGCTATGCTCCACCTGCTTGAAGGTTCCGTCGGGCGATTGCACCACATCCTGGAGGCCCTGTTGTCGGGCATCGGAACTGTGGATGATTTGACTTTCCGCATCGGGACTCATCCCGGTGAGAGACGCTATGGGTACGAGTCCCGCATCTATGGCCGCTTGTATTAGCGGTACCATTTGCGCTCGCATGACATCGGGATGGGGAGTGGGCTGACTATATATACTGCCCTCCATGACATTATACTCAACGTTCGGCTCACCTTCGGGAGCCACCTTAAACTCAGCTTCAGTACCCCCTTGATAATGAGAACGGTCGTGCTTCCATACGTGAGGATCTTTGGGAGTCGGTAATTTGGGGGAGTTCTTAGAGTCAATACCCAATTTGTCGTAGGCATGCTCAATGAATGCATCCCATACCCGGACTAGATTTCCTCCACCGGGAGGGCCGGGCAATTGTCTTTGCACACCCTTTTTCACTTGCGAAGACATGGGGTTGTCCAAGTGCTCGACGCTGTTTCGAGGATTCATTAAAAAGTCCACCACATCCAACACGCTGACGGAATCGATATGCGTCATGGAACCCGTATACTTCTTATTCTGCACATCTATCCACGCTTCCTTAGCCAACTTTTGATCGGCTTCCAGCTGCTCGGCCATGTCCGATTGTAGGTCTCGATGTCCGGGTGTATACTTATTTTGAGTGAAAGGGACATCTTCCTTTATTGAAATCCCTTTCCCTGAATCATCCTTTAAGCTCATCCCAGATATGCGGAGCATCTCCTCTGCACTAACCATCTGCTGTCGCTGCACATTCCATCCCGGAGGAGCTTTCCATTCCCCGTTTACAAAAGTAAACACGTTGTCTTTAGCTTCGGTAGCGCTCTCAATGGCGACGGTGGCGCCCTCATGCGGAGCATACTCTGGATTTATGACGTGGCGAGTAGAGCCATCGGCATCTACGCGTGCAGTGGTGATGTCAGCCACCGCTCGCTCAGCCTGTTCCATTTGGTGAGTTTCGGAGTGCTTTTTACCTTTCTTAGCCTTTTTGGATATCTCGCTTTCCAAAGCATCCAGAGGTTTACCTAAACCAAAGGTCTCCACTAACGCACTCTTCTTGAACTTTCCGTGCGCTCCAGGTCCTGTTCGTTCGGTAACAGAGGCGGCTAGATCCGCATTACGAGGAATTTCTTTATAAACCTCACCGAACTTTTCACGTAATGTTACGAGCTTTTTAAATAGTTTGGATCGCTTTACTTCGTCTTTAGTCGGTTTATCCGGCAAGTTTGGAAGCGGCCCCCCTAAATCAGCCAACTTTTGCGCCACAACATTTATGGCTTTTAGATCCTTGGCGGAAGGAACGAGCAGGTTATTTCCGATTCGTTCGGGGAGCGTTAATCCACGGGACGTGTTCTGGGGCTTCTTTTTAGCTATACGCTTTATGGCGTTTACACGCGTTTGAACTCTTTGCCATCTATGAATCTTTCCGAGCAAAGCTTTACGTTCGGGTCCGTCCAGATTAGCGAGAAGTTTTTTAGTGTCCTCCACGGTTATCGCGTAATCGGCCGTGCCTACGGTAATAGTAGTAACCGTGTCTTTCTTCTGAGCCTCGTACTGAGCTCGCAATTTAGCTCCGTGGCTCGCTAGAGGTTTTAATCGATTCTCCACACCTACCGCCGCCAAAGCGAGCTTAAGCCGATCTGCGCGCTTTTGTAGAGCGCCCAAGGGTAAGAGGGGATCGGCGAGTTTCGCCTTCACATCCGAACCGTGCTTTTCCGTCGCTTCCTTGCCGGCGATAAGATCCTTTAATTCCTGGGATCGTTGTTCCGTCGGATGATGCTGAGAAAGACGTAGATCTTCACCCCTGAGATTTCCTAGTTTGGAGTCGACGTCAATATTCGGTTTTAAAGTGTTCGTGGCATCCGCCGCCATGTCATGGAACGTTACATCCGTGTAGTACTGAAAGGCGCTATCCGGATCATCAACACCTGGAATAGAGGACGTATCATCCCTGAACTGGATATAACCGGTGTCTCCTGAGGAGACATACCCCTTGGATTTATCGTCCCACTTTCTCAGATTACTGGGTTGCCGTGTCGCAAAGGGAACACTTTCACTAGCGGTCTGTTCCGCTTCGGGGTCGTAAGAGGTGAAATGTTTGACTATGTCATCCTCCAATTTAGCTATCTGTTTTTTCGGAGCTTTATTTTGTACCGCCTCTTGTAATCTCCTGTGAAGTACCTCGCCCTGGGAATTCGCCCGTTGGATAATCGCCTTACCATACTCTGAACGGACGGGGGCTATTTTTTCGCCGGGGGCGTGAGCCAAATCCAGGAACGCATCCTCCAGCGACGTGAGTTTATCCGCCTTACTGAATTCAGCAAGTTCTGTCGTCTGGGGAGCTTTTCCTATGTTAAGCTTATTGAGCTTATATAAAATCATGGAAGCTAAGGTGGTACCCGCCTCTATGGAAAATCCTCCAGTTGTTTTCTTGGCTGTTTCGGGCTGCAAACCTTTACCCGACTTGCGGGGGCCTACCCCCATTTCAGAGGTTCCCACCGCCCCCCGACTACGTTCCAATTCGGCCGCCCCCGCTGCGTCGAGGTACATGCGCATATCGGCTGCCGTCAAATCCTTGTACGGTTTAAACGCAGCATATGCGGGATATACCGTAGCATTGGGATTTTCTGCCGTGTAGTCTCGTATTAGTTCTGAAAAAGTCTTCTGAGGGTTACTTTGGGAGGGGCGATCCTTTAACTTTTTCTGCAATAGATTCTTACTTTGGCCTATCTTATTATACTCATCGAATGAAACGACTCGCGCTGTGGGAAGAGGGCTCGCGGCCATCTCTCCCAAGGTGATTGGCGATATGCTATTATCCTTTTCAAGCACGCCCAGCAAAGGATGTGGGATATCCTTCCAATCAATCGTAGACCTTTCAGGAGCCATCGATTCCTTAATACTCTCCAATGCTGCCTTTTCATCCTTGAACTTCGCAAGGTTGTCCACCGTCTTCGTGTTGCCCTCTTCATCCTCGTATTCGAGAACATCTTTGCGAGGGAGCCCTTCCTCCGGCTTAAGTAGTCGATCAAGCTCTTGAATACGATTGTCGATGGTCGTGGATATGCGTTCGAATTCATTCTCGTGACGTTTGAGTCGGCGTTTCGTTTCCTTTTCGGACAACTTATGCGTGACGTCGTCGTAGAGAGCGGACGCTTTGCTTTCGATGCCCCATGGGGAATCTTTGCTAAGCTCTTCCAACCTCATCATCTCGACGCCTAACTTTATACGATCGACGTTTTCTACGTCGGATCCCAGTTTTTTGGCTACTCGGGCGGCTTCCGTTCGGAAGGTCTCGTCGTCGCGTACAAAGGCACGAGTCTCTTCAAGGACCTGTTTTACGCGCTTTACTCTGGATGACTCGTCCTTCTCAAAAGTTTTCTTCGCTTCCTTCGCTTCAGCTTCCGTATCATAGGTAGTGCGGCGCACATCGCCCAATCCCGCTCGCACTGTCGTCAATTCGTATTTCCCTTTTTCCTTCGAGGGTTCGATCTTAACGGCGCGCTGCTCGGGTCGTACGGGAACACCCTCGGGCAACTTGTCGGAATGGGTGTCCAATATGCGAGTTAACGTATCAGCCTCCGTATCGGCCACAGGTGGAAGTTCAGATGCTTTTGCCGGAATGGGATCTTGCTTTACCTTTGTGGCTTCTAGAGTTTCGGCGGCTTTCTTGCGTTTGGCGGCTTTAGCCGAAGCCAGCTTTTCCTTTTGAGTAAGCTTGCGTTCCACTTCAGTTTTCTTCTCCGCTTCCCTCTCCGCTTCCTTGCGTTTAAGAAGTTCGGCTCGATGGGCTTTTCGTTGTTCCGGAGTTAAATCTTCTCGCGTAACCGGGTCGCCCTCCACCATAGGCGGGACTTTGCGACCACGCTTGATTTCGTCTTTGAGTTGTTCCGTAGTTCTAATTTCTGCAGTTTCTTGGTCCTGCTTCTCAGCCCTGACTTTAGCGGTAGCCGCTAAACTTTCACGGTCTTTGGCTGTAAAGTCTTCCAATGGCGCGCCCTGTGCATCGTACTCGAGTTCTTCGCGATCTTGAGCCAGTCGTTCAGCTTCGCGTTCTTCATCAGCTAAAGCGGCTTTCTCGTCCGCCTCTTGCATTAAGTTCTTTTCGTCTTGCTCTATACGTTCCCGCTCATACTCCCCTTTTGCCGCTTTCTCCTCAACATCTAAAGCGGCTTTCTCATCCGCCTCGCGCATTAACTGCCCTTCTTCAAATTCAGTACGATCGCGATCCAAAGCTAAGGATTCGACTTGCCTAGCATACTCACTGGGGTTCGAAGCCTCTAACTCCGCATCTAAGTCTAAATACCTAGTGTCTTTCTCCTCCACGGAACCCGCCGAGGTAGGCAGCATCTTCGTCAGGTCGGCCTGAGGCTCGACGTATTGAGAGCCCATAACAGCCTCGGTCTCTTTCCACTTGTCGTATGTCTGCGTATCTCCTGAGAGAGCGTCTACGGCCTTAAGGAGGTCGGCAACGGGTATGCCCGAAGCGGACGCCTCTTTTTGAGCGTCGTCGATGAAGCGTTTCAATCCCACGTCGTCATCTGCGTAAACCGGGCCCGTTAGGGTAGCACTCGAACTTTCGTCAATGACGATCTTATCTTGGGGGATACCCATGGGATCGTATCCCATTTTGTCGAGTATGAAACTTCGGACGGCGGTATCTAACGTCGCCTTGGTGCCCTTCTCGGCGGCCAATCCACCGGTGGTGGGATCAATCATCCATTCGGCGGCAAAGTCCTTTATTATAGTGTCGTAAAAAGTTTTTAGTTCGCCCTTGACTCCTTTGTTTACGGTTCCACCCGCAACCACTTGAGCCCATTGGAAAGCGAACCACTCGTCCGCGCGATACTTTAGGGAGGCATCCGCGAAAGAATTCTCCGCGGACGCTTGCTCCTCGGGGGTCATATTCGGATCGCTAGCCCCTTGAAACTTTCGGTATCTGTACCAAGCGTCCTTCTTTTCCGCCAAAGGCAATTCATCGTATATGTCCAGAAGTCTGGAGCTTTGACGCTTGCCGTCCGTTCGGTTGGGGTCGTTCGGAAACATCAAGATACGGGCCAAGTGTCCCGATTCGTGCATGACTACCCCGAAAGGCGATTCCCCCCATTCATTGCGATTGAGGTATATGACGGGATTGTCCTCCCGATCTTGCTGGAGAGCGCCTGCCATATTTTGGCCGCCTCGCTGTGGGGTTCGCTTATCCGTGAAAACCCAACGAACTTCGGGCATCACCTTTGCGCCTACGCCCGTGTATAGTCGAGTAAACATGTCTTGCGTCATCAGGCTCCCGTAGTCTCCGGGCGCATGTCCGCCCTCTTCCATGAGTTTGCCGGTTATGCCATCGGCGGTATTGAATGTTTGAACATCCTCCACCCAGCCTGCACGCTCCAACTTGCCCGTCGTACCTTCAGCGGTCTCGCGCATATCCGAATAATGAAAAGGCGCATCTACGAAAGATACCTGACTTGGGCGGCTCTGCACATAGTTGAGAATACCACCCGCCATGCCGGGACCCATACCGACCACGCCTTCCGCGGCTATGGCATCAAGGTCATAGGGCTCGCCGGGTTCCTTCTCCCAACTCTGACCCCAATATTCGCCGAACATACCCGTGGCCTGGTCACCCAACATGAATTCGCTGGCCGCAGCCGAACCTCGTTGAAACCTAGTGAACTTGGGGACGGCGGCTTGAGCCTTTGACCAAGCCCTGCCGTTTAACAATTGACCACCGGCGAGAAGTTCTCGACCTTCCTTGGTGAAAGACGCTGCGATCTTACCCGCGGCAAGGGCATTGAAACTGTCCATTATGGCGATGGGCACGCCCTTTTTAAGGGCCTGAGTCACAATCTTTTCACGAATAACGGGATTGGCCCACGCCGCTGCAAATATCTTGGGATCCTTTATGTTGATCCCCAACTCACGCATCTCATGCATGGTGTTACCCGAAACCTCCAACCCCAATGAAGCTACGCCCCATGACAATTTAGCACCTAATTTAGCACCCCATTTAGCTCCGAATTTAGCACCTTTGCCACGACCCAACAACCCACCTATGGCAGCACCCGCACCCGCAGTGAAAGGAGCTACCTTTACCGTAGTAGGTAAGAAAGACGCCATGGACTCCACGAACATTTCGGAAGCCGCGTCAGGATGCTCGAAAAGCAAACGGCTTATGGAATGCCATAAATCCTTGGACGGATTCTTGGCAGTAGCCTGCTGGTATCGCTCCATCGACGTGGACTTGGGAGCATCCGCTATTACGGAATTCAAGGCTATGAGCTTCTGCTGGTCGTCGGCATCCAAAGTATTGGTCAGAAAATCCACCGAATAATTGGCTTGCTGGGATAACTTCCACCCGGTCTTGGCCGCTTGAGCCAAGCCCGATAACCAACCGATGCTCTCCGCTTGATCGAACAACTCGTTGTCCAGACCATTCTTGGCGGCAAATACCAAAGTGCGGTTCTTCAACTCCTCGGCGGCCATCATCTTGTCGCGCAAAACCTCGGCATCCGCACTTCCAGCTACCGCAATATATTCCAATTGAGCGTCTTGCCAATTATTCTTGGCTTGATACACGGTTTCAAGAATCTTGGCGGCGTACAAGCGTTCTTCACCTCCAAGAGAATCCAACATCTCTTCCAGAGGTTTACCGTTATACTCCGTCATCCCGGCCTTGCGCATACGATCCAAATCCAATAGGTCGGTGTCACGCTGGCTGAGCTCTCGAGGATTCAAGCCGTCCGAAGTATTGTTCGGATGCGAGAACATTATCCCCTGATTGAAAAGTCTGCGGTTCTTTTGAGTGAGGTTTCGACGGTTTATTACGCCCGACGGATCCTGACCCTTCCTTGCGGCGGACATGCGTCGATCCAGAGTACTCTGGTCTGCCATACCGCTTAACGAGAACCGATCCTCCAACTCAGTGCGTGGATCGATCTTGCCCGCATTTAGAAGCACCCCTTGCTGAATATCCGGATCCTCGAAATGCATCTTATCCAGCATCTCGTTGGTCTTGTCCAAACTTAATTCCTCTCGAGGAGTGGGGGGCGCTTTCGCAGCGTCCCTGAATCTGGCCGCTTCATCCTTCTTGCGGTTACTTAAGTCCGCATCCAATAAAACCTTTTGAGCAGTCGGTATGTTGAACAACTGCTCCTCCATTAACTCCGACTTTTCCTTCGATGCGTCGGCCGTCGACCTGTGGCTTTTGGCCTTGTCCCGAAGCTTTATGAACTGCTCCCGAAGGCCGTTTTTCGATGTCCATGGGTCGAAGTCCGGTAGCCTGCCTGCAGCATACTCCTTGGCGCTGGAAGCTCCTCTCCACGTATCCTCTTCACCCGCCGAGGTTTGAAGATCCGCCAATCCCCTATCCAGTTGGTTTATGTAATTCTCATTCTCAAGATCGGGGTCGTCGCTGTTGGCGGCGTCCTCATACATCAAGTCCGAAAAGGACTCGTAGAAGGGTTTTAACTTTTTCTTTTTAAACTCGTCAAGACGCTTTTCCCATATACCGGCATGCTTATTTTTTCGGGTTGAATCCAGGGTTTGAAACTTGGAAGCGTCCGTCAGTTGATCGTATACGTTGAGCGACTCCATGGGGCTCGTATACTCTTGCTTGAGCTGGGGTGGGGTGATTTCACCATCGGGGCCTATGGCGTCCGGGTATCTTACGCTAGGAGCCTCCGAAGGCTGGGGGACGTTAAACGGTTGATACGGGCGGGGTGCGGGCGGGGTTAAGAACTTGCCAATACCCAGATCGTCCTCATCTCTGTTGAAAGAACCGAGGCCGTATTTCGAATCCAGATCAAGATTGTCACTCCACCAACTCATTTAATTAAGCGGTGTTAGGCTAGATAAGGGTCAAACTTTGGATAAGGTTCGCTATCGGACCATCGGTCGTTTTGATCGTTCCGTTTTCCGTGAGTGTTATACCATTTCGAAAACCTCGTCATCTCCTCGGGATCGGTAGGTTCATCTAAACTGTGAGTCTTGAAATAGGCTTGCCTTTCAGCTTTTGCGGCTTCATTGACAGCGTCGTCCAATCCTACGGGCCCGGCTTCTCCCCGAGCTCCCTTAGGACCTTCAAGGCCATGCTTAAGCAAGGCTTCCATAGAATCCCTGGGGCCGTAAGGATCCTTAAATCCCGAAGCCCTATTAATCTCTCGACTGCGGTATGCCTTGGCTGAAAGGTCACGGTTTCTACGCTCTTCGGCCGCCGCGTTACGGATCGATGTCCACGGGTCCCAGCGGCCGCCCATGAACTTCTTCCCTTTCCTTACCTCTTTCACTCCATCCTTGTAGTGAGTTACTCTGTCAGGTTGGTCCAGGTGGGTAGGGCGAATGAGTTGACGCCGGGCTGCCGGATGGTCGATGCTGCGCAACAACTCGTAGTCTTCGGAGTCACTTATACCCTGCTTATACCGGGGGTCGGCTTTCCTCGTTTCCAATTCCCACTGCTCCTGCTCGGTAGGCATAGGAGCCGGTGGGCGTTGCTGAATCGGCGTATCCGACCATTGGCTGTTGGCGTAATCGGCATAGTTTGGATGCGGAGCCGGGGCTGGGGCTGGGTTTTGGTCTCCATCAAGCTCTGGCATTTGTTTCCGCAAGTCGTTAAGGTTTTGCGGTGGGTTTACATTGTTTTGCGGCGGCCTTTTAGGGGAGGGTACTACACGCTTTCCGTCGGAAAACGCCGGTGAGTCGCCGTGCATAGGACTTCCGGGGGGTACTGAGTCCTTACCGTCGTATGGGTTGTTGTTGAAAATATTGTCAGGTCCGCCCAATTCCTCAAGTCTCTTTCTAAGCTCGGGGGATATACTGGGGCTCATTGAGCCGGAAGTTCCCGCATGCCCGGTGTCTCCTTTAGATCCTTTAGCTCCCGCTGGATCCGATATGCTCTTTAATATCTCGAATTGTTCATGCGAGAGTGCATCATTCATGGTCGAATTGTCATCAAGATCCATAAGGTCCTGTATTGCCTCAAGATCTTCACCTCGATTAATTGGTGTATCATCCTCGAAGCTGGGGAGGAATCCATACGGATCTAGGTCGGTTTCCTGATCGAGGTAGTCCAGTCCGATTTTTCCGCCGGATAGTCCGCCCATGGTTCCCATGGTTTTCTTAACGCTTGGATTTGCTAATTTAGCGGTTCCGACAGCCAGATTCCACGCCGAGCCGGGGAGTTCTCTAACTGTTGTTGTCGCGCCGGTAGCAAAGTCTTGCGCAATACCTTTAGCGCTTCTAGCCGCTTCTATTAAAGGCTCGGGTGTGGGGGCCGGCCATCTACCTGTGCCAGGACCAATATTACGCACGCTTCGAGTAGGTCCTTGCATGGCTTTCAGGGGGGCTTTTGCGGCATTGACTCCGCCTTGAATTGTTTTCGTCACGGGGCCTAGCACGGGCGCCGCTAAGGCGATGTCCGCAGCGGCGTTTTCAAAGGGCGTAGTCCGATCCAACCAGTTGGTTCCTTCATGAAACCCATGAACCGAATTATATGCCGGTAGCGGAAGGGCGTCGAACGCATTGGAAACAGCTCCTACCGCGGGGGACAAGACAAATTGCCCTGCCATTTTGGCAGCCTGCCCAAAGATGTTATCCGTTGGCTCGGATCCGGCAAACATCCCGATTCCCGAGGGATCTACTGGTTCGTTAGCGAGATACTGCCCCAATTCATTAGCCCGCATCTCTCGATCCGTCCCCCCTCCTTTTCGGATTCTTCCTAAAAAATCACGCCCAAAGCGTCCCTCGTCGTACGCTCGATTGCTTGCCTCGGTCAGCTCATACCCTAATGCTGCGCTTTCACCATTTGATTCAGCGGCTCCGTCAAAATCAGAGAACTCGCCGAAATCGAATTTGTTGTTTTTGTTTCCGTCGTGCCAATACAAATCTTGGTCCGGTTCATCTCCACGCTTTCCGGTGAACTGCGGAAGGTCCCTAAACGGAGTCCACTGTTTATCGTGGAAATTACTAGGACGGTTCTTCTTTCGTAATTCGTTTAAGTACCATTTTTTTTCCTTATCTATATCCGACATAGTATTTCCTCTTTTACGTTGTTACTTAAGATATCACCATTCTCCGGTTCTTCAACACCTCATTGAGAGGTCGACGCATAAATCCGTCGGGGCACATCAAAGTGGGATTCTTCCGTAACATTCGGTTGGTTAAACGTTTCTTCTTGTGTGATTTAAAAGTGGTCGCTAGATCCATGTTATACAAAGCTATCGCTGCTGCAAGCACATGATCATCGTGGTGGCCAGGAGCGGCCTCGGGCTTTCCGCGGTCGTTTATTACGAAAACCTTCATCTCCTGCAACACGTCCTGGTCGGGTATGTCGAAATTACCCTCCATCAATTCGGAGGCCATGTGGTCGATCACCGTCTTTCGGGTGATCTTGTCGGTGGACCAACCAAAACTCTTCTCCACCATCTCCGTGGACTTGTTTACCTTTCGGCGGCGGTACACGGTCAAACCCATTTCAAGTAAATACTTCAACAAGGCTAATCCACTGTTGTTCACCTCGGGCAATACGAAGGCGTTCCCGTACCATCGGGCAGCTCCCTCGATCTCCTGAGCCAGAACTCCAATATCCATACGCGAGTGATGTATGGCCACCAAGCGGGCTACGTACCAATCGCCGTGCATGTCCTCGTAAGGAGCCTTCCATACCTGTACCGAGTGGAAGTCGGGATCCGCCGCCAAGCCCTGCATCTGCTGGTCCTCGCCCGTACACGTGTCCACGCTCATCAAATACTTGGAGTCGTGCTCGGGCTCCTCGTATACGCGCCAATTGCCCGTCAAATCCGGTTTGAACGCACCTTTCTTGTTATCCTGAACCGCCATATACCCAACCTTGTATTGCTGGGTTTTGGCGGCTTTGGACATCTCTACGATCGCCGGCATGTGGAAACGAGGACGTGACGACATCAAAAAACATTCTTCCGGATCCGATGGATATTCCTGACGGAATTTGCTGATGTCGCCGTTGCATTTGTCCTGAAGTACGCGTCGACGCCATTGCAATTGCTCCATATCCACCCCAAAGCGGTCGACCTCGGACTTTTCGTCGTCGGTCATGGTGTCGATAAATTCTTGTTTGGCGGAATCATTTCGGAAAGGCACTCGGGAATCTCCGAATTCGAACCACGCCGCAAATATCTT